AAGGCGATATGATGGTTGAGCCTGAAGCCGATGAATCTCATGATGGCTTTATCGAGAGATGTATTGAATCGATGCCTGAGGCAGTTCCCGATGAACAAGCTGAGGAAATATGCGAACAGCAATGGGTGGGTCGAGCTATGAAAACGAAACAGCAAGATCGCAAAAAGCAGGTCGCGGATATTATTACGCGTTGGAAAAAGAAATTTGGTGATAATCCATCAGTTGTTATATCGCGAGTTATTGATGATCCTAATTTGGCGCCAGCAGTAGAACCAGGCGAGAGCAAGGATGATTATGTAGAACGTTGTATTGAGGAATTAACAGCAGATGAAGGCGAGGGTACATCAGAAGCTGATTTGCGCGATCTTTGTGAGGATGCTTTTGATCTTTTTGGTCCAGAGGGATTTGGAGAAGATAGTCATAAACCTTCGCGTATAAAGCGCGATCGCAAAAAGCAAGTTGCGGATATTATTGCGCGCTGGAAAAAGAAGTTTGGGAAAGATCCATCAGCAGCGATCTTGCGCGCTGCTGCGGACGCTCCTGAACCGGAGGAGGATGAGACTCATGATGATTTTCTAAATCGATGTATAGATGATCTGATTGGCGATGGAGATATGGGAGAATATGAAGCGGAAGGAATTTGTGAAGATGCTTGGGATGCGAGCGGAGCAAAAGATCCAGAGGAAGATATTTCAAGTCATAAGCCAGCGCAAATGAAACATAAGACTCATGCCGAAACGGTTCAAGGTATGGAGTTTGTCCTTAGTGATGAGACGCCTGATCGAATGGGTGACATTATTACATCAACAGGATGGGAGTTTGAGCAATTTAATAAGAACCCAATCGCTTTGTTTAATCATAATGCCAATTTCCCAATTGGTCGTTGGAAAGATTTGCGTATTGATGGAACCGCTTTGAAGGGCCATTTAATAATGGCGCCAAAGGGGACATCGGATCGTATAGATGAATTGCGTAAGCTTATTGATGTCGGCATTCTTAAGGCAGTATCGGTAGGCTTTCGCGATATAGAAAGCGAACCAATAAACAAAAAGGATCCATGGAGTGGTATAAAATTTATTAAGCAGGAGCTAGTAGAAACGTCACTTGTTTCTGTTCCTGCTAATCCGAATGCTTTGGCGGTTGCAAAATCGCTAAACATCTCCGCTACGACAATTGATCTTGTCTTCGCCAAGCATGGCAAAAGAGATAGGATCAAACGGCGTAGTGGTCCAACTGGCAAGTATGCCCAAACGTCTCGAAAGAACGGGAGGGGCGCTATGACGCCGCTCGCTGAACGTATCGCTACCGTTCAAGCTCTCTTAACGGAGAGCAAGGACAAACTTAAGGAGCATTGGGAAAAGGCAGACAATACGAATGTTAGCGATGCTGATATTCAGTTGTCAGCCGATCTCAATGCTACGATTGCTCAACTCGATAAGCAGCTTAGTGCTCTAATCGAGTCAGAGCGATTGCTCGGTAAAACCGTCAGTAATGGCGGGGGCACGGCTCAAGTTAATAAGAGCCGCGCGCTGGCTGTGTTTACTCCTCAGCCGGAAAAAACAAATGGCGTTTCTGCGCCGGCAATCGTCAGTGGTAAAAAGGAATTGCCATTGATTGATTACTTGGTACGCGCTGGCACAGTCGCTCACTTCGCGAAGCAGTGGAATAAGTCGCCAGATGAAGTACGTTTGAAAATTTATGGCGAAGATGAAGCCACTAAAGCTTCGTGCGAACTGGTCTTGCGTGCTGCTTCGGCTCCCGCCATTACTACGGTAACTGGATGGGCAGCTGAGTTAGTACAGCAGACCTATGCAGCGCTGATGCCGCTCCTTATGCCGCAAGCAATCTTGACTAGGCTTTCGACTAGAGGATTGGCGTTGAGCTTTGGTACAGCGGGACGCATCATTATTCCTACTCGTTCCCGTACACCTACGCTCGCTGGTTCGTTCGTGGGTGAAGGATTGGCCATTCCAGTCCGCCAAGGCGCGTTCACAACGCAAACCTTGGTTCCAAAGAAGATGGCCGTGATCAGCACTTGGACGCGGGAAATGGGCGACCATTCTGTACCCGCGATTGAAGGTCTGATCCGCGAAGCCATTCAGCAAGACACTTCCGTTGCGGTCGATACCGTTCTTATCGACGCCAATCCAGCAACAGCGATCCGTCCGGCAGGTCTGCTCAATGGCGTTGCCGCGACTACCGCGACGGCTGGTGGTGGCCTCGCAGCCCTCATCGGCGATATCAAGGCGCTCACTCAAGCCTTGGTTACGAGTACCTACGGCAATTTGCGTTCGCCTGTGTTCATGATGAATCCAGGTGACGTATTGTCGGCGTCTTTGGCAAGCGCGGTCAATACTGGCATCTTCCCGTTCCGCGATGAGGTAAGAGCGGGAACGTTGAATACCATTCCAATCATTGACTCCAGTACCGTGCCATCAAAGACCATGATCCTTGTTGACGCGGCAGACTTTGTCGTAGTTGGTGGCGAGGCTCCGAGAATGGAGATGAGCGATCAGGCTACGCTACACATGGAAGATACGTCACCAGCAGAACTGGTGGCGTCACCGAGCACCGTCGCAGCGCCTCAACGCTCGCTGTTCCAAACGGACAGCTTGGCTTTGCGGATGGTGTTGCCGCTCAATTGGACCCAGCGTCGTGCTGGTACGGTTGCGTGGGCACAAAACGTCACGTGGTCTTAAACGATCACATAACTCTAGCGAGGAGGTCAAATGGTTAGACCAACCCCGACACAAGAGGAGAATGATCGTTCCGCAAGGGGCGAGCACATCCTCGAACATGAAGATGATGGGAGTGGGCCGGATTTGTTTCTGAACCCGGAAGCCAAGCATCTTGAAGGCGGCAAACCCGCGACCTATCAAACTCGTCATGTTGCGGCTGGGCGACCGGCATCAAAGCCTAGCTCGTAACATGGATGAACTGGGAGCCTCTAGTATCGTCGCCCACACATATCTGGAGGCTCCTTTCTTTTCATGAACCCCGCAAGATCATTAGCAGTTAGAACATTACGCACAGTCCTTCGTGCTGTTGAAGGTGAATTTCGACCAGGCCCATATTTCCTTACGTTATCTGGCGGTTGGTTGCCTGATGGATCTGCGCCTAATTTTTGGCAATTAGGTCAGAATGTAATACCTTCACCGTCGCGCTCCGCAATGGTTGAGGCTTGCGTATCGGCATATTCACAAACTGTTGCGATGTGTCCTGGAGATCATTGGAAGTTAAATGATAAGGGTGGGCGTGATCGGATTACAACTTCAGCGGTATCGCGGATATTGCGTAAACCTAATGCGTATCAAACGATGTCAGATTTTATGCTTAATACTACGCGCCAGCTTTATCTAGATGGTAATGCTTATGCATTAGCTTTGCGAAATGATCGTTATGAAGTATCAGAATTACATTTGATGGATTCAACTCTGTGCGCGCCGCAATTGGCATATAATGGAGACGTATTTTATCGGTTACAAGGCAATAGTGTTATAGCTCAACAGGTCGAAGATCCATTTTTGATGGTTCCGCAGCGTGACGTTCTTCATATTCGATTACATGCCGATCGCACTCGGCGTTATCCATTTCCCCTTTGGGGGCAATCTCCATTATTAGCAGCTTTGTCGGATATTGGGTTAGGAGACGCGATCAATAACCAACAGCTTCAATTCTATGCTAATCAAGCTCGGCCTTCTGCTGTTATTCAAACTGATATGACGCTCGATAAGGATCAAGTTCAAGAATTGCGGGATCGCTGGGACGAACAATCTCGCGGCATTAATCAAGGCAAGACGCCAATCCTAACTCATGGCTTAAAAGTAAGTCCATGGAGTGCGCCGCCAAAAGATGCGCAGATTGCGGAGATTATGAAGATAGCAGAAACGCATATTGCTTTGGTTTTTCGTATTCCTTTGCCAGTTCTTGGTCTTGGTACTTCTCATACTTTTCGTTCAACTGAAACATTAATGCGATTTTGGATAGCGACTGGTCTTGGATTTGTACTTAATCATATTGAAGAGGCTTTTGGACTTTTGTTTAGATTATCAGGTCAGCCTGATGAATATGTAGAGTTTAATACAGCAGCACTTTTGCGATCTGACTTCAAAGATCGTTTAACTGCTATGAAGGAAGCTGTGCTTGGCGGTATCTATGCTCCGAATGAAGCGCGCAATATTGAAGGACTAGATGATGTTCCGTTTGGAGATGAGCCTCGCGTTCAGCAACAACAAGTACCATTAAGTGCAGCAGGTAAGATACCTCCGGTACCAGGACCACCAAGTGCACCGCCAGCACCGGCTCCGGCATTAACAACGCCAACGCAAACTCCTCCTCAGAAGATGGGACACGATGACATCCAACGAGCAGTCCAACGGGTACTCTCAAACGTCGCAGCAGCCAACAGACGCTTTTTTCAATAGCGTTCTGGAGAGTATTCTTACTGAAGCTTTAGCGGCGCAAGAGCGTCGGTGGACGCATGAATGGACGCGTGAGTTAGCGCTGATTAAAGCTACAACTAATGGGGTCGTAGATAAATTGCGTGCTGATATTATTGAGCGATTTAATCAATTTGAAATAAGGGTCGCGGAGCGATTAGCTTTGGTTCGTGATGGAGCACCGGGGAAAGATGGGGCTCCAGGAGAACAAGGATTGAAAGGCGAAAATGGCGAGCGCGGCGAACAAGGTGTTCCTGGCGTTCCTGGTAAAGATGGCGATACTGGTCGGCACGGCGAACAAGGTTTGAAAGGTGAGCGGGGCGAACAAGGTTTGAGAGGAGAGATTGGTTTGCCTGGAGTACCCGGTCCACCCGGAGCCGATGGTGCTTTAGGTGAACCTGGCGCTCCTGGTCCTCCTGGTGTATCTGGTCCGCCAGGACCGTCCGGCAGCCAAGGAGTAGAGGGAGCGCCAGGACCAAAAGGTGACCGCGGTGA